GAGCCGGTCGATGACTGACATCCTATCCACCTTCGGGAGTTTCGCGGGAGCCTCCAAGTGGATTGGCGGCGTGTTGGCTCCCAATGGCTGCATTTACGCGATTCCGTTCAGTGCCACTGACGTATTGAAGATTGACCCCACTACTGACACCACGTCCATGTTTGGTGGTCTGGCGGGAGATCGCAAATGGACTGCAGGTGTTGTGGCTCCCAATGGCTGTATCTACGGGATTCCCTACAACGGCACTAACGTCCTGAAGATTGACCCTGCCACCGACACCATATCCACGTTCGGCACTCTGCCCGGAACGAACAAATGGCTCGGCGGCGTGTTGGCATCGAACGGTTGCATCTACGGGATTCCGTTCAGCAGCACCGAGGTGCTGAAGATCGATCCAGCCACCGACACAGTAACCACCTTCGGGAACTTTGCCGGGACAAACAAGTGGTTCGACGGCGTTCTGGCGCCCAACGGCTGTATCTACGGGATTCCGAAGAACCACGCCGCGATTCTAAAGATCGATCCCGCCGCTGACACAGCGACCACCTTTGGAAGCCTGGGGACCGAGACAAACAAATGGGCCTTCGGCGTCCTGGCGCCAAATGGGATCATCTACGGGATTCCGAGAGACGCTGCCCAGGTGCTCAAGATCAATCCGGCCTCCGACACCACGTCCGCCTTCGGTGACCTTCCCGGCACCCACAAGTGGAACGCCGGTGTAGTGGCTTCCAATGGCTGCATTTATGCGGTTCCGTACAACGCCACCGAAGTTTTGAAGATCGATCCGGTGGTCGACACCGTGTCGACCTTCGGAAATCTGGCCGGGACCTACAAATGGCAAGGTGCCGTCCTCGCGCCGAGCGGCATGATCTACGGCGTTCCATTCGACAGCACCGAGGTGTTGAAGATCGGTCCGGCGAGCCCTCCACAGCCAGCGGACCCTCCAAAGCCTAAAGGACTCTCGCAAGAGACCTACGGTTCGGTCGAGGAAGCGGCCGACTACTTCGCCATGCGGCTACACGAGCACGCATGGTCGCAGGCAAAGCCGATCGATCGTCCCAGGGCCTTGCGTGCGGCAACACTCGTGATCGACACGCTGAACTTCAAGGGCCGGAAGCACTCCGTCCATTCACTCGGCTCGGGTGCAAGCGACGAAGCGATCCGCGCGGCCGAGGTCGAGCAAGTGTTGGAGTTCCCTCGCGGTGCCGACACAGAAGTTCCCGAAGCCATCCGAATCGCCTGTTACGAGATTGCCCATTCCTTGCTCGACGGCAAGGACCCGGAACTGGAATTGGAGAACCTGGGGATCGTTTCCCAGGGCTATGCGTCGGTGCGGACAACCTACTCCCGCGCCCATGTCCCGATCGAACACATCGTCAACGGGGTACCCAACGCACTGGCGTGGCGATACCTGCGACCTTTCCTCCGGGACGACGACGCCATTCGACTGAGTAGGGTTTCCTGAGAAAGGGAAAAACCATGTTGTGCGAACCGTACCTCTCCGACTCGATGGCGACTTGCTATGACAACGAAGGCGAAGGCGGCAGCGAAGGCGGCCAGACCGACAATGCCGACCAGAAGGGAGGCGATGGCGGTCAAGCCGACCAGGGCGATCAGGGCGGCGATCGGACGTTCACTCAGGAAGAAGTCAACAAATTCCTGGCGGCCGACCGCCGCAAGCACCAGGAGAAGTATGAATCGCTGGAGCAGTCGTACCAGCAACTCCTGGAGAACGAGAGCCTGAGCAAGGACGAGCGCAACAAGCTCGAAGAGTCGCTCGAAAACCTCCGCGCCCAGTATCGTACGAAGGAGCAGCAGGCGGCGCACGAGCGGAAGAGGCTTGAAGAGGAGTACAGTGAGCAGTTGGCGGACGCCAAGAAGGAGTCCGAAGTGTGGCAGCGGCGCTACACCGAATCGACGATCTCCCGGGCGCTCCAGGACGCCGCCGTTTCGCATGAAGCGTACAACCCGTCACAGGTCGTCGCACTGTTGCGACCCATGACCAAGATGGTCGAGAAGACCGACGAGAAGGGCCGGGGGCTCGGCGAGTTCGAGCCGATGATCGACTTCGCTGACGTCGACCTCGAAACGGGCGAATCGGTGATGACCCAGCGCACGCCCGAGAACGCGGTCAAGCGGATGCAGGAACTGCCCGACCTCTACGGCAACCTCTTCAAGTCCGGTGTTGTCAGTGGCATCGGCGGAAACTCGGCTACCGGTGGCCTTGCACCGGGCGCGAACGGCCAGATCGACGTGCGGAAACTGTCACCCACGCAGTACCGCGAGATCCGCGAGAAGAACCCTGAGCTTCTCGGACTCAAACCGAAACGCGGCCGTTGATCCTTTTCTTCCAGGGGTTCGTTTGTCCCACCTTTCGCGGCGTTCGCTGCAACACCCCACAACGGAGACCTTTTCACGATGAATCCTCTCTATCTCTCCCCGGCAGAGCCCACCTGCTATGCCAACGACAACGACGCCTACATTCCCGAGCGGTGGGCGCAAGAGGGCCTGGCAATCCTCGAAGAGAACATGGTGGCCGCCGCGATGGTCCACCGTGACTTCGAGGACGAAGTCCGCGAGTTCGGCGACGTGGTCAACACCCGGCAGCCGGCCAGTTTCAAGATCCGTCGCAAGACGGACGACGACGACGTCGAGACGCAGGACGCCCGTTCGACCAACGTGCAAGTCCCGCTCGATCAGCACATCTACAACTCGTTCGTCATCAAGGATGGCGAGGCGAGCAAGTCGTTCCAGGAACTGGTGGCGATTTACCTGTTGCCGGCCATGCAGGTCATCGCCCGCGGCGTCGATCGGGCGGTGCTCGGTCAGGTCCACCGGTTTCTCAGCGGTCCGGCCAAGCGCGTCGGGCGTCTGTTGAACCTCGACGAGGACAACTCGAAGGACTACCTGCTCGAAGCCCGCAAGGTGCTCAACGACAACAAAGCCCCGGTGACGGCGCGGAACCTGGTGCTCGGCTCGGCCAGCGAGACGGCGCTGTTGAAGAACGAGTTGTTCATCGCGGCCGATCAGCGGGGCGACGGCGGAACGGCGCTGGAAAACGCTCGCCTCGGCCGCATCCTGGGGTTCGACACCTGGATGGACCAGAACGTCAACGACATCGCCGAAGGCACGTCCGACGTGGCGACCGGAACCGTGACCAACGCCGCGAGCATCGGTGCGACCGGCTCGCAGGCAGTGGCCATCACCGGCTATGAGGCGCAGGCGGGTGAGTACGCCGTGGTCGAAGGCAACGACCAGCCTACCTACGTCACCGCGGCCACGACCGCCGCTGGCGACACCACGGCCGTCACGCTGCACGAGGCGAACAAGTTCGCCACTGAGGCCGGCGCAGCCATCACCGTGTACAAGGCCCAGAGCGTCAAGGGCGCCTACCCAGCCGACTACACCAAGGGCATCACGATCGACGGCTTCACCCAGCCGTTGCAGGTCGGTCAGATCGTCTCCTTCGGCACCGGTGGCAGCCGCCACACCTACACGGTGATCGAGTTGGAGGCATCCGGCTCCGATCGGGTCATCTGGCTCGACCGCCCGCTCGAAACCGCCCTGGCCGACAACGCCCCGGCCTTCCCCGGTCCCGCTGGCGCGATGAACCTCGCGCTGCACCGCGACGCCCTGGCCCTGGTGACCCGGCCGCTGGCGCTGCCCAACCAGTCGATGGGCGTGATGGCAGCGGTGGCGTCCTACAACGATGTCGCCATGCGTGTGACGATGCAATACAACAGCATCAAGCAGGGCACGGTGGTCAACATGGACATCCTGGCTGGCGTGGCGGTCCTCGACCCGGACCTGGCCGTGGTGCTCCAGGGCTGATCGCCTTTTCACCTGTGGATCGCCTGGCGCGGCACCGTTCGCGCCGGGCGGCCCACCTTCGTTTTCTTCTCTTCTTCCTTCAAGGAACACCTCGTGGACGACTTCATGGACCTGATGTGGCTGGTGAAGCAATTCGGCCCGTTCTTCATCGCCGTCATCTTCTTCCTCTGGCGGGATTACCGCCGGGAAGATCGTCTGGCTGCACGGATCGAGACCCTTGAAGACGAACAACGGGAAGTTCTTCTGCCGTTGGCAGAGAAGTGCTCGAC